ATGTTCCGATGGCTTCAACACGGTGCTTGTGAAGGACCCCTGACTAAATGTCCGGTCTTGAGGAATCTTTTTAAGTGTCCTGAAAAGGTAGGAATGTAGTGGTCTTAACACAGATTGACTATAATAGTCAAGCTGGGCTATGACCCGTACCTTCAGCTCCTTATCAGGGAAGTAGGCGAGTTTACGTATACACGCAAACTCCCGATCTTCAGGATGTCAAGCTCAGTGGGGCATTAGACTTGTGATTTCAGGAACTTGTTTCAAGAGTTCCTTAAGTCCATCTATTGCTTCACTGATTCTTGCACCACCGACGGTCTTAATAGATTTTACGAGGTTCTCGGGGAGAACCTGTAAGTCTAACACCGAAGACTTTAAAGCTTGACCATTAGGTCCAGCCTTACTAGTCTGGTGAAAAGATTTTCATTCAAGACTGGATGGAATAGTTGTGGCAGGTTTCTTAGGATACCCAAGATCTGCTCAGAAAGAACTGATATGTTTAGACAGGTCAGTGATACCCACCTTTGGGTCACCGATTATGCTATCGATATCAGGATTCTTTCCGAGGTTCAGAGCCCTTGTACTGCACAGAACTGTATTGAGAAGCAACAGTAAGTCTTTTCTTACTGGGCTATCTCCTCTACGGATATGTGGTATAAGGTCTCCCAGATATTGCGGGATTCCGTCGGCAGTTAATCTGCAAGGCGCCTGACGATGTTTCATAGGTCTACCAGCCAGGTAGGCCCAGAGACAGGTCCGGATGTTCTTTACTAGTTTAACTAGTGACACCATTCCCCGCTCTTTTGAGTGGCCATCGAGCGCCTTGATAAGATTCAAGATCAAGTACCATTGCGGACTCGATATACTTAGTTTGAAAGCTAGGTATATCCAGTGGATAACCCTGCTTAACCAACTGAATAACCTTTCATTTTTTCTTTTCATAATAAAATTTGATTGGTTTTCTTTGTTTAAGTTGGGCTCTGTCATTTCACCGATTAAGGTGTTACCGTTATATGAGTTGCCAGCCAGCTGTGCGCTGGAGCTGCTGATGAGGCAGCTTGGTCTTGGGTTCACCCTGGGTCCAGTATCCAGGGTCTTTCGGGTAATGGCCTCAATGACTTGAAGGACGTGATTGTCAATCACGTGTTGTCGACTTACCAGGTCGACAACCCCAATGCGTTGATCCTCTGACGAAGAGTCACCGCATTGAGCTCAGGTATCTTTCCATCCTTCTTAGGATTCAGTCCTGTTTCATAATGAAGCAGAAGATTGTATTCCTCAAAGAGTTCGGAGAGTTTCCTTAGAGCTTGGGAGGCAGCCCTAACAATTAGATTGCTAGACCGTTCAGTATAGTAACGGTCATCCAGAGGGAGGGCCATGGTCTTTAAAAATAAAGGCCATACACCGTCCTTCTGATCAATCTTAATCGCCTCTTTCTTCATCTTAATGAACATTTCCTCTATCTGTCCAACGACTGATAAGAAAGGAATATATTGGATCGAAGAAACTCCAATAGCCATACGTTCTTCATCAAGACCAGTCAGAAACATAACAAGATGCTCAGCTGCCAATCCCATTGGTATAGGACTAGCATTCTTGTAATTGTCTCCTTCTGGATTAGATAACACGAAACTATCCATAGCGGCTCTCTGAAATATCATATTTGCAGATACTTCATTGAACTCTCTGAGTAGTGGGGTGGCCGTCTCCCCTGCAATTGCATTTAATGCATCTGCAGCTGGAACGTGCCCCTTGATTCCTAACAGAATCAATTCGAGTTGGGATGATTTCTTCTCCATCATCGCTCGGAAACGCGATGGTCTAGATCAGATCATTCCGTAGAACGTGGCTACACTAGCCGGGATGCCTTCTCTCGTCATCCATGCCCCTAAGGATTCAAGCTCGATGAGAAAGTTGGTTAACAGATAATACTGTTTACCAACCTCCCTCAAACCTGAGACGGGGAACGGTGTGATCTCATTACCATCTAGGAAGATACGTTTCGTAAATTCAAAGAAGGTTTTTGAGATGTGAGTTTTAGGCTCGGAGTAATCAACTCCGAGAACTCCTAAAATTTCCAGATATGCTGGTCCAATAATGTCATTTCGAATTAAAATATCATCACCTAATAGATGATATTCTAACTTCGAAAAGTCAACACCATGTTCCTTACATAAGTAATATATAAGGTAGTGGTGAGCGACTGCGAATGATGATCATGATGAATACGCTCCCATGGGATTACCTACTTTGTAGTAGATCTTCTCATTTAGGTTGAATTTATTCATCCTAAAGGGGTATCCAATCATGATATCACTCCAGGCGTCGACATAGTCGGACGGAAGCCTACCTTTCAATACCATCGTTATGAACCACATCGGAAATCGATCTGTAGCATTGCTCAGATCGACGCTATAAAAGCTATGTTCCGATGGCTTCAACACGGTGCTTGTGAAGGACCCCTGACTAAATGTCCGGTCTTGAGGAATCTTTTTAAGTGTCCTGAAAAGGTAGGAATGTAGTGGTCTTAACACAGATTGACTATA